GCCGCCCAAGCGTTTTTCTGTTTCTCAGCGTTTCTCATGGTTTCCATCATGATTTCACTGTGCATTTTAATCAAACCGTCCGCCTGCTCCTGCGTCATGTTCATGCCTTTGGCAAGTTCTGTGAAGCGGGCTTCCATCTCGGGGGAGATACTTAATCCCTCGGGAAGATTAAATGTGTATTTCTCGGGGACTACGGGGGAATTTTCACCCTGCGTACCATCTGTGTTACCGTCAGTATTACCATCTGTATTACCGTCAGTACCGTTAGTACCAGTAAGAAGTTCAAACCCTGCCTGTGCATTCTGAACACCTTCCTGCCCGCCTGTCGGTGGAGTTACGTTGTCCTGTCCGCCAGTCTGTACGTTTGTCTGTTCGCCGTCAGCACCCATCATTTACACTCTCCATTCTTTTTTGATGTTCTTTGAGCATTAAATACTCTTTATCCAAGCCATCTTTTGAAAGACGTATCAATCTCTGAACGTCCTCTCCGACGGCTCTACGACCTAATGAATAAAAGTCCTGTGCATAGTTTCCTACGCCTGCCAATGCCCCTGCACCGCATAGGTCAAGCAGTTCTGCTACAAACTGCCGACCATTAGGTGTAGACATTTGCCAGTCTAATATATCCTGCGTCACATCAACCACCACCCAATATTGAACCGATTGTTGAGTTATCGGGCTGTATCTCTGACATGAGCCGAGCCGCTTCAACGCCCTTCTTGAGTGGGTCAGCCATAGCCGCCGCCTGCTCCATCTGTGCCTGCTGTGCCTGCTGTTCTGCCCTCTCTTTACGCATTTTCTGAACCTCGTCCTCGTCCCTAAGTACGCTTTCGGGTGTACCCGTATAGGCGGCGTGTTTCCTAACGGTTGCGTCAAGGTCAATGTTATCCGCAATTTCGGGGTTGAGTCCTGCAAGGTTGCCAACCAATGCAAGCGTTCTCTCCATAGCAGGAGCGGCAACTGCCTTCTGTGCCTGTGCCAAGAGTGAGATAAACTCTGCCTTGATTGTTCCTTCCATGCCCTGCATTTCCTGCGGCATTGGCGGGAATAACCCGTTTCGGAAACATATCTCAAACACTCTCTTTGTGAGTGGGGCAAGCACTTCATTGTGCATTTGCTCCAATACAGGCGACAACATCAGAAGTTTTTCTTCGTGCCTTTCTGCTACCTCTCGTGCCGTCATCTGTGGCATATCGCCATTAGCAAGCATTACGAAAAGGTCATTAAAAAACGCCGCACCTATCTGTGACTGCTTGAATTGAATTGCTTGCATGATATCTTCCCTCGAACCCGTCATCTCATACAAAGGTTTAATCCCGCTTGATAACGTCGGGTCTGCTACAATCGTCAACTGATTAGGAAGCCGATTGACCTTACCTACCGAAGCAGGTACTATCATTGGCGGGGAAGCACGGGTTTCGAGGATTTTCATATTGACTTCCTCAAGCTTCTGCAACTGCATACAGTTACCTAATGCGTTATGTCCGCACCCTGTACCGTATGGTGTATTCGCTATCAACGTCCAACGTGGCATTAAGAACGGGCATTCATGATAGCCACTGACTTTCAAAAACGTATCCTGCGAAGTTTCTTCAAAGTAATATGCTCTCCAAGGAAAATTACCTACCCCAAACATATCGGGGTCGTAGTTCGGATTCTTCTCTATGAGCATATACACTGTGAAGGTTGCCTTCATATCGTCCTTGTTGTATGCCGATTTAACCCCATCAGACACATTATCTATACCAAATTCTTCTACAATCTGATATGCCTTCATTGTCAGCTTACGGGCAAACTTTACAACCCTGCCCCTAGCGTCCACATCACCCGCATACTCTCCGCAAGTATACGGTCTAGCCCATATCACTGTAGCAAAATCTTCAAGAAGTAATGCCGAAGCTGTCCCAAACTGTGCCAACTCTGCTTCTATCTGCAAAAGCATATTGTAGATGTTGGACTTTGCATATATATCCATCATGATATCCTTGCACTCGTCCAACCAAAGTTTTACAGTATGGTAATTCCCCAACTCTCTATCTGCCAAACCTAACTCAAACCACGGGCGGCTAGGAGATGTAAGCCCCGAATGAAGTCCTGCCGCACATTTTCCATGTGCTTCCATAGGGTACGGGTCTAATAAATACAAATCCCGCCTTTTCCCCTCACTTGTTCGGGTATCATCTGAGAACCTTCCACGGGTCGGGTTGATGTACTTCGATAGCTTCTTCCATGTATCTTCCTGCTGTGTCCTTTCGCCATACATCTGTGAAACAATATGCTTCTTTTTCTTGAGCAAGTCCCCATCTTTTAAGACTGCCTCAAACATATCATTCACCCAACAGCTTTTTAGCCAACCCTGCCGCACCGCCCGCCAGTGCATTAGACTGCATATTGGTTGCCGCACGGTCAAGCACACGACGGCGTACTTTCTTCCTGCTCTCCTTGGTTGCTTCATCTACGCCCGACGTAGCCACAGAAGCAGGGGCACTTGATACAGGACTCTTTACCTCGGGGGTAGAACCACCACCGCCACCACTGTCAAAGAGTCCGCCGAAAAGCTGTAAATCAAACTTGAACATAAGCATTACTCCTTCCTATACCTTTTCTCCTGTTCATCATGCAGACGTTTAGCGTACTCTGTAGCCGCCTCTGCATTGGCAAATACGCCTAAATGCTTTCCTGTACTAAGGAATTGCATTATAGCTTCATCATTGTTCAGAAGCCGTCCATCATCTGACACAGTGGGGATTAACACCTCTCCGTCCCCTATGCCTATGCTGATACTTCTGACTGTGGAAATTGAGCCGTCCTCGTTCTTTACAACGGGGCGAGCCGTAAGGTCGATATTTCCCTCTTGGAGCATATCTTTATGATATCCCTTGAGTCCTGTCTTAGACTCCATTGACACATAGTGCATAAATCAATACTCCTTCCATGGGTCATACTCTTCTTCGTCCTCATAGTCATACGCCTGTGCCCTTGAAGCTACAGCCTCTACAGGCATGGCAAATGTTAAAACCAAAGAGTCCGCAAAGTCTGGCGATTTGCCAATCTTTTCTTTCAGCTTTTCCTTTGGCTCTAACTGTATCTTACCTTTTGGCGTGAAGTGGTATTCAACTATGGATAACTCGTTTCTTAGTTCTACCCCTTTTGGGATAGCACCGCCAAGCGTTATCCACTCCCTACATTTGAAATACATTTCCGCCCTTCGGTTAGCGTATCTATTAGAATCAGAAGCCGACCCCGCAAAATTTACCTCGGTTACAATGTAATTCAACTGGCGCAATCTGTCAACTACGCCCGCACCCATAGCACCCACATCAATAAACACCGCTACAGGGTTATACTCTCGCATAGCCTCTATTGCTCTGTCAGCTACTTCCATAGTATCCAAACCCCTGTATACCCTTTGAGGGGCACACATCAAACCACGGCGGGCGGTTATAACGGTTGCGTCATCTCCAAAGCGGGCAACGTCAACACCTAGCACCCACCTTGAACCAGATACATCTTTCTCGGTAAGCTCCCTATTCGCCGATTCAACTACAAGGTCTATAGGAATAACGATATCAGAAGCGGACGCTGTAAAGTCGCAATATAGCTCCTGTCGTATAGCAAGGTCTGTCATGTCCTTTTTCATATCCTCAAGTTCGGATTCGGGCAGGACTCCCGACTCATCAGCACGGTAAAGACAGGCGTACCAGTTCTTTTCGGTCAGTGCCTTGCGGTACATCTCGTAAAATTGGTTCTGTCCCTTTGGTGTCCCTATAAACACAGCCCACCCGTCACGGTCTGCCAGTGATGGTCTGATAACCTCGTCCCAAAGTGCCTTTTTGATTTGTGCGTATTCGTCCAAGATTACGCCGTCCCAGTATCCACCTCGCAAGCTGTCGGGATAGTCAGCCCCGATAATGTAAATTCGTGAGCCGTGCCAACCGTCTCGACCATTAGGCAGCTCTATGAACAAGTCCGCCTCGTTGATTTTGACGTTCGGTATCACGGCTGTATAGTGCTTCAAGTATTCCCATGCTATCAATTTAGCCTGATTGCGGAACGGTGCAACATAAGCATACCTAGGAGCAGGGCGGGCGTTTGTTAATGCTTGCTTGATTAGATGGTTTATACACCCGACCGTTTTACCAAATCGCCTATGACATACAAGCACGCTGAAACGGTGTGTCTCTAAAGCGGGGTGTATCACATCACTCCACAAAGGTCGGGGAGTATACGGTATAGTTATATCCATTTCATCATCTCCATTGTTGCACGTGAAACATTATCCTAGCGGTGGAGGATTAGCACCCGCCAACCGCCAACCGTTGACCGATTGACCGCCAACCGCCAGCCGTCAAGGCTTCTGAGGTTTTACCTCTTTTATATGTCCTCGTGTCGTGGACTCCAAAAAGTAAAACCCCGAAAATTTTCTGCCTTTGTCTTTTCCACGTGGACTTTTTGGCGGTTACTTTTGCCAGCTTATCTTTAGTTCTCCACCGTTCGCCCCTGTGATTTCCGTCTTGTTGGTATAGACTGCCTCCATTTTGTTTAGAAGGTCGAGCGCCTGCATTACTTCACGTTTATTGCTTGTTTCGTCACTCATTATATCCACAAGGATTTTTTTGCGCTCGTCAATAGACATCAAGAACGGCTTTATCTGTAAGTCCTTCAGACGCTTATATTCCTTTAGAACTATATCGCGCTCCAACAACTTACAGGCTCCTGCCGAAGCATTTACCTTCTTTGTTGCTTTGTACCCTGCTTTGGTGTATGCCTCTGCCCTCTGTAACCCGCTTGCCAAATAGTGAACAAATGCCCGTTCTTTGTCTGTCAGTCTATCTGCTTTTCTTTTCATACTTTCACCCCCATTGTTGCACGTGAAACATTGTTATACGTAACAAGTGTTATTGTTCTCTGTAACAGTATACCTCAAAACCCCCAAATAGAACAAATACGAACAAAGATAGGACTATATCCCTATGTACTTATGGGCATGCCTATAATATAATATAATCAAGATAAGGGATACGGGTTAACACCTAATCCCTACCAAGTAAAAGCAACACAAATGTTGCACGTGAAACATCAAGGAGGTTTTAAGTATGATTTTAACAGTTGAACAATTTAACCAAGCCCGCTTTAATGTCTATATGAAGGCATTGAATGAACTGGCTGTAAAGAAAGTTAAAAGTGGGGAATATGACAAAGTCGAATATGACATTCGTATTAAAATGGTAGGTGCTTCTATGGGTATCCCTGCCAAGGTATCAAGGGATAATTTCAACCGTGCAGTAAAAGCATGGACGGAATACCGCAAGACAAAAAACAAAGATGTATTAGCGTTTAGAATCTATATTGAATAAGGGGGGTTATTTATCATGGAATTTACAAATCTTTCGGAAGCCGAGCAGGTAAAACTTGAGGCGGTATGCCTTGAGTTGAAAAAGGTAGCGGGGTTGACCCTGCACCTTGTCGGAAGTTGGCTCTGGATTGGTGGGGAGACTAAGGCGAATAAGGAAACATTGAAGGCGTGCGGGTGCAGGTGGGCACGTAAAAAGCAAATGTGGTATTTCAATCCTAGCAAACGTTTCTACAATCCGAAGCCGAAGGAATACAGCGAGATTGTAGCAAAGTATGGAGATGTAACGCTGTAAAAGATGGGACTTTAGCCCGATTGTATGGGCAAGCCCATAGAGGTACAATATAATTGCAAGGGGGGGCGGAAAGCCCCCCGAATAAAAGGGGGTTTTCAAAATGAACAAAAAGAATTTTATGAACGCTATCCGTGAATTTAGAAATCAGGACAGACTTCACAAGAGAGTTGTACGAGAGATTTTAGAGGACGCTAGAAGCTATAGCGGCAAGACCTTTGCCGAGAAAGTAGAGAAGCGTTTAGAGGACATAGCATACGGGGGGCTGTCAACGGGGATTGTCGGAAGTCTGATTTATTACAGCGATACGGTGAAGTTTTACGAGCTGTATAAAGAAGATATATTCGACCTCTTTGAAGAAAAAGCAACTCTTTATGGTGAGTCTTTAGGGGCATATTTAAGCGGGTTCAAGGGGTTCGATACGAGCGACTACTTTATCAGAGGCCACCGCAACATGAATTACTGTGCATGGGCGGCATACGAAATTATCGCTTCTGATTTGAGCGATATTATCTATGACCTTGATTGAATGTTGCACGTGAAACAATCGGGGGAGCAATCCCCCGAAAGGGGGGGAAGAAATATGACAGCGAAAGAGTACAACAAGAAGGAACACAAGTATATCTGGAACGTATCACACAATGCCAATAACATAATCCACATAAGCGGGATTATCGGCGGGCGAATTTACATGATGTATACGCTGAGACAGGCAATACAGAAGTACAACACAGAAGCACGCAAGACATTAAGGGGTGAGCTGTGATGTTGGAATGCGGGATTATAAACCACGACTATGAATACATGATAGGGCGGACGTATATCCACGCCGTAACAAACACGGCAGGGAAAAAGAATAAGCGCCAGAAGCTGACATACTACGGGAAAAAGGCGGCGAAAAGAATAGAGAAGAATACACAGTACGGAAGTTGGGAACGCTATCAACGTATGTCACGGATATGGTATGATGAATTTCTTTCAAAAGGGGGGCAACCAAAATGATGACGAAAAGAGAAATGATTATAAAGCTATACAAAAAGCTGTATGAGGAACGCAGATACTACGGGTTTTTAGTAAAGCATTATCCCGAGTCAGAAAAGGAAGAACATCAACGGGGGAGAGTCAACGCCCTTGTTGAGTATGCCGAGAGTATAAACCTTGCCCCGTTCATGTTTACATGTTTCGGAAAGGCATTCTATTTTACATGGTTCGAAAAGGCATTCTATGAAGGGCATGACATAGTAAAGCCTATGGATACAGACAAACTTTTCAGAGAGGTTACACTTGCCGATATAGGCATGGAAGAATAAGGGGGAATGGATATGGATTTGCACAAGACGAATGCAGTCATTAAGGCTATAGCCAAAAGCTACGGCTTCAAAACAAAGGACGTGGATTACTCAAGGTTAACTCAGATTGAAAGAGAAATGGACAGTTATGTAAGTTTCAGTATTGATTTTGATAACGAGTTTACGAGCGAGCCGAAGCGGGTAAAGGTTCTCATGAGTATATGCAGGACGGCTTGCAACGTCAACGCCAACGAGATATACAAGGCATTAGACCAAATCCACAGGGGCGTTCGATTCATGAACCATATTAACGACACAGATGTGATTAGATAATGTTGCACGTGAAACAATTCGGAAGGGGGTGAGAGTCCATGACTATCATGGAATTTTGGAGAGAACT